GCCCTCATTCGTACAACGATTATCGGACGCCTTATGAGACAAGGTATGGATTGAGCCAATTTAGACAGTAGCGTTACAAAAATGCTTGACCATTACAATACGGAGTAGTAGGGCCAAAGGGCAGCACCAAGGGGAAACCGGAAGTTACAGTTCCACAAGGCACTAAGTTTCCACCGACCCCTAAACCGGGCGAAGGATATGTTATGAATGATCCTACTCATAATAAATCCGGTCACGGAAAGTAACTCAGTAGCCCCTCTGCTCCACAACAGAGGGACCGTTTTTACCCATAATGTCTCTTTATTAACAACGGAGAAAATTGCCAAATTATCCTAAAAATCCGCATAAAAATACCGCCGTGCCGTTTCAGCAGGCGGTCACCAATCTGTAATTGTTATTTTATCATACATTTCATTCAAACATTTACCTTCAATGAAAGGTGTACTCATTGCCTTTTCAACGCTGTCAACGGTCTGTTCTTCTCCGTTATAGAAAAGAAGAAATTCACTTCCTTTTCCGGGAGAATAACAAGGATCAATATTGCCGCCTTTTCCGTCATAAGTAAACTCAAACAGAGTACACATTTCAGCAAGCCGAGTTTTAATCTTCTTTGCAGTCATAAAATGTCGTCATTCTCCTTTCTTTCTTCATTGGTTAACTCCCTCGCGGGTCCGTGTTTGCGGTTACCGGCTTCATCTTCATAATAATCATGCGCATGTTCTCCATGTTTACCCATTGCTTTTTCTTTTTTATGCCCATGACCGTTATTACTGATTTGCTTTGTTTGCTTTCCGCTGCCATCATAGTAATTTCGGTCAATTCCGCCTTTTGTGTTCACTTTTTGTGTAATGCTATCCGGCGGCAGTCCACTGACATGGATTTTTTTCACTTCTATTATGGAATGACCGGCTGCATTTGTCAACACATCTTTGCTGTCATTCTGCGCTTTCCACTCGTCATAGGTCTGCGCCGTAGTCGGTACGCTCTTGTCCGTAACCGGGTCGCGGGAAGCGCGCGTGCTGCTTAAATCGTCCAAATCCGGTATATACGGCGCCGTGGTACATCGGCAGTTCACATGAAAAGACGGATGATTTTCACCTTCGACGGCGTCTTTGACCGGATAATGCTTACCGTCATAATAAGCACAAGTCTCACAGGTACTCTTGTCCAGCGTCGCCATGTCCTCAAATTCGTCGATCCCATCGTCGCGGTATGCCTGAAGCTGCGCCTGGTTGACACAGTGCGCTGATTCATTGTACAGCAGCCGGTACGCCTCGTATTTTTTGCCGGTGCCGGTAACTTTTTCGGTTTTATCCACACGCACGGCGCCGATTGCTTTTTGGAGCTGCTCCGCGAAATCCTGCGGCGGCCGGCCGGTCACGAACATATTGTTAAGTGCCTGCCGGATCCGGAAGCCCGTGTCGATATCCTGCCGCCAGAGGTGTTCCGAAATATCCATGCCGAAAACCGGCTGTTCAATTACTTTCTGCACAACTGAAGCGGCAGGCTGAGAATACGGAAACTTGAACCCCGTGTACTGCTCGATATCGAAAAGCCTGTGGTAATACTCCGACGTGAAAATGTCCGCCGCCTCGCCTTCCATCTGTTTCTTCTGCTCCTGATAGAGCTTTTGAAGGATACCGTCGCACTGAGTCAGGAGCGCCTCGTAGCGGGTGACACGGGCTTTTACGGAAAGGTTGTCAACCTGTAAATTGAACGTGCCAATGGAATCCTTGGCAAGGCGCTCAAACTCAGCAAGGCCGCCGCGGAAGTCCCGCAGCTCCGAAAGTGAAAGGACTTTCTGCGCCTCGTCCAGCGTGATCTTGTTGTTCTTCGCATAGCGGGTAAAAAAATAAAAGACCTTGTCATTAAGGTCCTTCCGTGCCTGCTCAAATGCTTTTACAAGGTCGGGGATCTGCCCATTGACGGCAGACTCCATACGGCCAATGCTGTCGATCGCACGCTGCTCCCAATACGAAGGCATCAGGAATCACCGTCTTCCGCATTATTTTCGGGCGGCTTTCCCGCCCCCTGCACTCCTGCCTGCGGCCCGAACTGATCAATCATATTCTTTTCCTTGTCGGCCTGCTCTTTCTTGATCTGCGCCCGCTCCGCCTGCCAGTCGGGGACAAGCGGATGGACTTTCGTTTTCGTCTCGTCCGACATCACCGTGTCCGGCGTCTGGGCAATGATCTGCGAAATCTCGGTCGCGTTCTGCGGCTTTGTGCGCTTCCACGTCTGAACGAACTGCTTGCTTTCATCCGCGCCGAGATTGTGCAGGATTGCCCGGAGAAATTCATCGATAGAATCCCGGAATTCCGTTTCCATCAGGCCGGATTTCAGCTCCAGCAGCCCGTACAGGTAATCAATGTACACGCCCGACTGATTGCCGACGGTCGGCGGGTTCGGATTGACGGCCATCGCCGCCGTCCAGAACTCGTCATTGAGGATTTCGCGGAATTTTGATCGTGCCTCGTAGGGGATTTCGCCGCGAACCGCGTCCACCCCGCCTTTGTCATCAACGCCAATCCACTTCTTAGCCTTCATCAATTGAACCGGGTCAACTGGGCGCATAACCGGGCGGCCATCCTCGTCCAGCACCTGCTTACCGGCCTTATCGTAGACCGGCGCAGACCTCTGCCCGTCGTAGTTCTTAATAACCCAGATAATTTCCTGAAGGTCGTCAATATCGTTGGCAAAACCGGACATCAGCTTGTCGAGCGCGTCAATAATATCTTTATACATGATGAGATCTGGCAATGCCTTAGCGTTGTTCCGGAATTCAATAAACGGGATCCGGCCATATTGGTGCGGCTGGATATTCCAGTTTCCATTGGGAAGCGTGTCATAAGTAATCGCCGGTTTCGGTGCCGTCCCCGACGCTTCCGGGCGGATCAGATAGGCAACCTGCGTATCGCTCCACAGCTCATACCGCGTCACCGGATGCCCGGCGGCATCATTGAATGAATAAACCCGAATTAAGTATTTCAGCCGCTTTTTGACTGTGCTGCGGTCGTAAATCGGGACAACGGTCATCGGGTTTAAATACCAGTAATCGAACACGCCGGTTTCGTTGTCCTTCCAGTATGTCAGCCACGCCCGGCCGGTGTTGGAAGCGTCGATACCCAACTGGCGGATCACCTTTGGCCACTGTGTCCCGATTGTGTCTTTGACACGCTGCAGCAAAGCCTTGCCGCCGTTTTCCGTGCTATCAGCCGGAAGATCAAACTGCGGCGGGACGGAAAAAAGATACCCGACTTTCTGGTCCACAACCGTCCGGTGCCGGTTCATGGAAATCCGGTTGTCGGCGCTGCGCAGCGGGTTGGAACCTTTGAGCTTCAGGAACTTATTGACTTCGTCGATTGCCGCGGCGCCGGAATGCTTGATACCATCGTGGTTGTCGTAGTAATCGAATCCCTGCTGCGCCTGCACTACAAATTTCGCATATTGGCATCCGTCGCTGTAAAGGTAATTCTGGATGACCTGCCGGATCTGCGGCAGATTCTGAAAATCAATATCCGTGTTCAAGTTCTCACCACCCCCCTATCGTTGTGCCGCCGTGATGCACCATGACTGTGTTCACAAAATACCGGATTTCATCCATCGCGTGGTCGTTCTCTTTGACCGGCTTGTCTTCCTGCTTTTTGTCATCCCAGCGGTACGCGGAGAACTCTGCAATTGCGCCGGAACAGTTCTTTGTTACTTTCAGCCGGCCGGACTTAAAGGCCGCGGCCGTTTCGCGGATGCCGTCCAGCACATCGTTGTTCGCCTGCCGAACGGAAAACCGCCCGTGCTTCCTGATCTCTGCAATCATAGAAGCCGCGGACGGGTCGATAATGATTTCGCTGATATACCGCTTTCCCGCCAGTTTCACAACTTCGTCATAATACTCCGCATCGGTAAGCTGCCGGCGCGTCTCCCTGCCGGAATGGTAATATTCGTCGAAGCGATACCAAACGCCTTTGGACAGGCCATATAGGCCCGCACTGAACGGGTTCAGTGTGCCGTAGTCAATCGAAATATAATATTTCACATAGTCCCGCGGTTCCGAATCCACAATTCCCTGTCCGTTGGCAACGTCAGGATAAATCAGCCCTTCGGCCGTCACCCACTTGCCGAGGATATACCGGTCGTAGAAGACGCCGGAATAGTCGTTGTAATACTCCTGCTTTTTTGCCTCACTCAAAGACGGGTTATCGTCTAGAAGAAAGTGCAAGTGTTTGGCATTATGCTTGTGTTTCGGGTCAAAGATCCACTCACGGTAAAACCAATGCATAGGCCCCTCGGGGTTACAGTTAAACCAGTATTTTGAACCTTCCACACTACACCGTGCCAATGCCTGGTTAACAAATGATTCCGGCATCAGGGCTACTTCATCCAGAAGAACCCCGGCCAGCGTGACGCCCTGAATCAGCATGTAGGATGATTCATCTTTGCCGCCAAATATGTAAAACGTGTTGATCTTGCGCCCACGGGAAACCGTCAGAATGTGGTTAGCAAAGCGCATGGAGAAGTTATCCCTCAGGTATTTAGAGCCTATCCATAAATTAAAAAAAGGTATAAAATAGAGACTGGTGATAAGAAATGGAAGACAAGAAATCATACCAGTCATGGACAATATCGGACGAGTTTTGGGCCGTAATAAAAGATGAAATTCC